ACGCTCTACGTGCTGTGCGTGAGCCGTAAGCAAGCGTTGGCCGCGGCGGGAGTGAGCGCAGTGCTTTACAGTCTTGGCGCGTACGGTGTCATGAGCTACACGCACAACATGTGGTATCTGCTGCCGTTGGCCTGCGGCGCGTTCGTTGGCACCTATGTAGCCGTGAAATACATGGGGGGCGGGCACGGATGACGCCGTATCGGCCGACGGTCATCGCCATTGATTTCGACCGGACGTTCACGAGCGACGTGGAATTTTGGCGCCTGTTTATTCGGCAGGCTGTGCAGCGTGGGCACCGAGTGCTGTGCGTCACGGGCCGGTACGACACGCCCCAGAACAGGCTGCAGCTGGCGCAGGTGTTTGGCGAAGAGATATTTAAACGCCTCACGCGCTGCATATTCTGCAACCATTCGCCCAAGCGCGCGATGACGCAGCAGCTGGGCTATAAAATCGATATCTGGATCGACGACATGCCCGAGGGAATTGGCGCCACGGACCCGAAAGAGTTTAAAAAGCTAGAAGACCAGTTCGACGTGTGTGAAAGCCTGCCCATATTTGTAAACAGGGGCGTCAACCCCGATACTATATGGTTTCCGCCCGCTTTCCCGCCCGCCGAGTTGTAACATGCTAGACCAGATCACGACGGCGTATATTACAGCCCTGTTCCTCATATTTGCCGGCTATGTCGCTGGGTACGTCGTGGGGCGGCTGGACATTATTTACAACACGCTGCGCGCCCTGAAACGGGTGGCGTTTGGCGCCGAACCAGCAGGCGCTCCGAGCCCGGTCGAGCGCACCACGCAGAAATCCCGTACGTTCAGCGCCACCGAGCCTGCGCCAAAGTCCACGCTGGCGCCCATAGATATCAATACCAGCACGTTTGTGACCGCTGTGAACACTGCCGGCATGGAACGCGCCGGGTCAGGCGAGCTTGGCAAAACCACGGCGGTACAGGATGATATTGGCTCGTCTGTGTCCAAGTTAGCGCAGCTTAAAGGGAAATAATCATGGCCAAGGGTTTAGACGTCGGAACTTCTTTTATCGTCCTCGCCTCTGACAGCTTGGAGCCGATCAGCTACACCAGCGACGATAAGGCTGAATTTATCAGCTACAAAGATTTCCGGGACGCGTTCTACGTCATCAAGCCCACGACGCCTGTGGCCACGAAGATGATTGAGAAGGGCCTGCAGGGCAAGGTGTTTGTCAAAGACACTGACGGGAGTTTCATTCTCATCGGCCAAGACGCCATTGATAAAGCCATCGAGCGCAACGAATCTGCCAAGCGCCCCATGTACCGCGGCGTTGTCTCCCCGAAAGAGAAAGAAGCCAAGCGCGTACTGGCGTTCATTCTCAAGGAAGTGGCTGGCAAAGCCACCGAAGAGGGCGAAAAGCTGGTGTTCTGCGTCCCAGCGCAGCCCGTGGACCAAGACGACGAAGACTTTGACGTCGGCTATCACGAAGACGTCGTCAAAGCTGTACTCGCCGAGCAGGGCTACGCTGCGCGGGCCATCAACGAAGCCGAGGCGCTGTGCTACTCTGAGCTGGCCAACGACGACTATACGGGGATTGGGCTTTCGTGGGGCGCTGGCATGGTGAACGTCTGTGTCATGCTCAACGGCGAGCCCACGGTGCTGTTCTCGACCACCAAGTCTGGCGACTGGATCGACAGAATGGCCGCTGTGGCAACTGGCGAAGAAGACTCTGTCGTGCAGGCTGAGAAAGAGCAGGGGGACTTCACTATTGGCGAGGCGAACGAGAACCCCGTATTAGCCGCGGTGGGCGCCTACTACGAGCGCCTGATCGACTACACCACGAAGCAGCTGGCGGCGGCATTACTGGGCCACAAAGCGCTGCCCAAGTTCAAAGAGCCGTTATTGATAGCATTTGCAGGCGGGACAACGCGGGCCAAGGGCTTTCTGGAGACGTTTGAAAAGAAACTCGCCGAGAATAATTTTCCGCTGCCTATCAAAGAAGTGCGCCACGCCAATGATCCGTTGCATGCTGTGGCGCGTGGCTGCTTGATCGCCGCCAAGATTCTTTGAGTCTTTCTGGACAGCTTTCCGGTCGCCCAGTACGATAGGCAGCTCGCCCGAGCGTGGCGGATGTAGAGTCGTTAACAAGGATGTTAATATGGGCGGCCGGCGAGGATTTGACGGAATTATTATTGCGCATCTTGGCAACATCTCCGGCCGGCAACCAGACAAAGAAAATCAGCTGAAATACTTACAGGCGGCTCTGGATGCTGGGTATCACATCTGCGCCGAGGTTGTTTTCAGCAACGGGGCGTTTCTGTTGCCGACGGCCAAGGGCATGCAGTACGCGCCGCCGGCATTTTTCTCAAAACAGCGCGTGTGGGCCCGCTGCCACGACGCCGACACGCTCGACGCGCTGTGCAACATCGGCGCCCACGCGTTTATTGCCACGGCGGCGGATTTAACGATGACCAGCCACCAATTCATCTGGACATTACCGCCGCGAGAGCTGGCGCCGCGTTCGATTGCCGTGTACCCCGAACTGGCCGCCGCAGACTGGCTGGACAACTATGAGCCGGCCGGGATCTGCAGCAACGAACCGTCAAGCTACATTTGACCGTTTGTTTCTCTCTGTTCTTTGACAACTCAGGGTTGAGCTGCGTATCCCTTATGCTGAGGGTAATACGAGCTGTTAAACTGAAGGTGTGTCAAAAGTTAGTCGTGGTGGCCGGCTGGTTAGGCGTTTCTTCTGGAGCAGGGATGCGAAGGGGGTTACAGGTTCCGTGGTCAGATTTTGTCGGGCTCACGGGTGGAGGAGTAGCGAATGCCACACTGGTTAATTTATTAACCTTGTAAGTCGCTACAGAATTCCGGCTTCGGCTGGAACCGGACTCGCGGAAGGGGATCGCGAGGGCTTTTGACACATTAGTTATTCCGGGATTCGCGAAACGCGAAAGTCGTTGGCAACAAAGCAGTTACGCGCTATGGACCATGATTACTTACACGCGTTATCAGTGTTTAGCAGCGCCTTTGGGGCGGCGGCTTTTGCTGGGCTGGCAACCCTTTTGCGGTTTGCGCGGAAACTGTCTAAACTAGCAGTGGTCAGCGCGATGCTTAACGCCGGGTTTCTGGGGTTAGCGATTGCGCTGATCTGGTATCAAAACTACCGCAAAGCTGAGAATGTATACGGCTTGATCGGAATTTGCGTGCTGGCCGGCATGGGCGGCTCCACGTTGACCGATTTGGCTATTTCGCTGTTGTCCGGGGCTGGTATTAAAGTCACCATCGTCCATGAACGCGATCACGCAGGAGATCCCGCCGATGAGCATGACCACCCGTAAATGTCTGAGCGTTGTGTCGTGGGGCGCGTCGCTCTTGTTCTGCGGCCTGTTGCTCTTTTCAGCCTACGCTGCCGCGGCGCATAAAACCGCTGACGCCAGCCCACCGATCGAGGCGACGACGACGATTCAAGCTCAACCCTGACACTAGTGCCTGATAGCTCAACGGTAGAGCGCGCGGCTGTTAACCGCTAGGTTCTAGGTTCAAATCCTAGTCAGGCAGCACACACGGAGAAAACCATGGACCGGTTCGAGTTGGAAGAAGCGATCACGGCTTGTTTTAATACAACAGAAGACCTGAAGTTAATCACGGGCCGTGTGTTAGACGGCGAGACCACACCGGACATGCTGGCCAACACGCTGATTGGAATCCAAGAGCTTCACGAACTGCGCTGCCAGAAGGTGTGGGATATTTTCTCGACATTAATCGAACGCGGCATTATTTCGTAAGACATCCTGAAGGCCAGCTATGGACAGCTTATCAGCGCTTGATCCGCTGGCATGGGATCCTGAGTTTCTGCAAGAACATCCGGCGTATGCTGCCGGCAATGCGCTGGGCTGGCTCTATCGGGGCGACAAGCAGGCCAGCACCAATCAGCCGCTTTCGGGCCGGCTGTATGTCTCTAAGTCCGGCTGGCTTTTACTCTCGGTGCCCAACGCCCTTGTACGGGGTGTCTTCGACGCCTTGACCGCCCCGGGCGCTGAACTTCCCACCGCGGGCGTTATGAACGTGCCCAACGTGGCGAACGAGCTGTTAAACGCGCATATATCGGTCATGACAGGCGATGAGGTCGCATCCATCGGCGCGAACAAAATCAATGAGCGCGGCCACATGTTCGGCTACGCGCTGGGCGCCCTGAAAGAAATCGACGTGCGCAACGTCGACGGCGTGAGCAAAGTCTGGGCGCTGCAAGTCACAAGCCCCGCGCTGTCTGCGCTGCGCAAGAGCTACGGCTTATCTCCGATGCCCAAGGACGACGAGCCGTTTCACATTACCGTGGCTGTGCGCCGCAAGAACGTGCTGCGCCACAACAGCGTGAGCAAGGGCAACGCGGACGAGAACACCATGCCTGTTCAAGCATCGAGCCGCGGCGAGTTGAAGGCGGCTAGCCAACTTTCCCGCTCGGGACAAAAAGACCTGTTACATGGCGGAAAAGCCGATAATATGCCCGACCGGGAATTTGCCACCAAAGCCCTTCAAGAAGGACAAGCAGATGAGCGCGAACACACAGACAATGATCAAGTCGCCAAAGAAATTGCCAAGGATCACCTGTCCCAAGACCCGCGCTACTACGAAAAAGAAACGCTCGTAGAGAAGATGAGCGAAAGCGTGTACGCCCAGCAGCTCGCGCAGTCGTTGCTGCAGCGGCCGCTGAAGTACGACTACAACAAGCCTGTGTTTGAGAACGTCCAGAATCACTTGCAGACAGTCAAGCAGCGCGGGGACTTCATCCTGCAGGCCCAGCAAAATCAGCAGCGCTACCGGGCGGCGCTGGACCCCAAATATAGATATCAATTGGCCCTGCAGGCGTTTCGCGGCAACATGCCCGGACCATCGTGGCAGGACCAGTTGATCTCGCAGTATGGTTCTGGCGCGCTGAACCAGATTTCCAGCTGGGCCGGAGGGCCGAAATAACATGCCGAATGTGTTCGACACGTTGCGCAACAAGATTTGGCCGAAGCCGAAGCCGACACCAACCCCGGTGCCGCAGCCTGAGCCGCTCTCCGCGCTGGACTACGTCAAGGCGTGGCGGGTGCTCAAAAATATTCCGGTGCATAAATTAGCCCCCGTTGTGCTGTCGAGCGGGTTTGTGCTTTTTTTAGCTATCAGCGGCGTACTCGCGTGGGCGGCGGTGCTCCTGCGCTTTATGCTCGACATCATATTCATGTTTAATCGGTAATATCATGTTTGAAAAGCTTACAGCAACTGAGTGGCAGCGCGTCCCGGCCCGAATCGCCGAGCTGATGCCCTGCGCTATCGCCGTCAAAGTCGCGCACGAAATCGCCGCGGACAAGGCTGGTTTGTTAAGTGTTGGCGTGGCGACATGGGCACCTGATACCAATGCCGTGACGCTGTATTTGCCAGAACGGGCTACCAAGCAGGCTGTCGATATCTACGAACGCGAAATGGTTGATAGTGCCCGCCCGTTGGCTATCGTCAGTGGCCCGCAGCCGGACTGGGACTACGAGCTGATTGTGAAGCGCGGCGCCCTCTCGAACTGGACGGCCGGTGCATGGGACACGGCCAATAAATTACTGGGTGGACCGACGCCGCTGTCCAACGGTATTGTCAGCGGGTTGGTCGCCGGCGGACTGGGGTACGGCGCTGGCGCACTTGCCGAGCACTTGTTCCCCGAGCGGTATATCCAGCGGGGCAAATTACGGCGCACACTGGGTAATGCGGGGCTACTGTTTGGCGCCGGCATTGGGCTCAATAACGCCTATGCCAACTCGCGGGCGATGAAAACAAATCTGTTTCAGGGCTTGCTCACGCGTAATGACACACCAGTGAAATACAGCGCCGCCGAAAAGCTCGCGTTTGATTTCCATCCGGGGCCGAATCCGATGGTGCCCGGCGACTCTGGGCTGTATTCGCCCACGGTGTCGGTGCCGCAGTTTAATAGCGCCGCGTGGAATGACGTGCAGCGCGGCATGGCCTACGGATATCAAAATCACACGCCGCCCCAGTATGCCGCGGCGACGACAGGACTTATGGCCGGGCTCAGCACGCAAAACCGATCGCCGATTATCCGGCCGATTGACGTCATTCACGGGATTGCGTCCGCGGGCGTTGGGCTGGCGACGGCAAATCTCGCGGGCCGTACCTTGTCTGCGTTGGCCGGGTTAACGCCCGAAGGGCAGAATAAGTTACAGGACATGGGTTTGTGGGGCGGCATGATGCACGCCATTGTGCCGCAACTCTTTGGGTCACGTTAATTACAGTAACGGCTGTTGCTGTCTCCGGGGTTCTCTGGCACAATAGAGAAACCTACTCACAGGAGATATACACATGGCCACAAAGAAAAGTGTTACAACGGTACGCGAAGAGCTGCGTGTGCTGAATGATTCCGTCAATGATGTCACGCCGGCCGCAGACGACACAAACAGCTGGCTGACCCCCGAATTCTGGACGATGGCCGCGGGCGCCGTGTCGAATTTGGTAATGGTTGCGGTGATGATCGGCTGGATCAACACGTCTGACGCTGAAACAATCACTAAGGCCCTGACGGCGCTCCTTGGCGCAACACAGGTCGTGGTACTCAACAGCGCGCTGATTTGGAAGTACATCTCCGGCCGCACGCAGATCCGGGCCAAGATGATCGACGCCCGATTCCGATACATGGAAGCGATTGCAGTTGAAAAACTGCGGTCAGACGGGAGTTTCTAAGCATGCAACTGGAAGAGCTGGAAGCCAAAGTGAACGCGTCGCCCGCCCTGCGCGAGCTGCGCGATAAGTGCATGACAGAGATGTCTTTTCGCGTGGACAACTCTGCGCAGTTTGGCATTATTTTGATTCTCAGCATGATCTCTTTGGCCATTCAAATCGCCACGTACTGCAAGAACAAAAATAAAGCTGAACTGCTGCAGGACATGCGGAACATTCGGACCTTGCCGCCGCGGAAGCTGATGCGCTTGCGGCGCCGGGTGAACAAGCTGTGGCGCGAAGAATTTCCTGATTACCCGGTGAATCCAAGGGATCCGAATCCCATGCTGACGGTTATGTATGAATTGGGAGAAACTGCCGAGGACGCGGCGCTCAATGAGCTGCTGGCCCTCGCGAACGTACCGGACTAATCTTTTCTTTTCGCTTGCAAGGACGCAACGCATGGCCAAGAAAGCAAAAAAGCGCGCAATTCCGGCGGCGAATGTGCTGCCCACGCAAGAGATCCTGAAGAAACTCTACGATCTGGGCTATTTCGGCTCGAAGTCGTGGGCTGACGTGCAGAAGCTCAAGGGCACGCAGCTGACCAAGGCCATCAAGGCTTTTCAGTCGTTTCACGGGCTGAATCCCACGGGCGTGGTGGGGCCGAAGACCGCCAATAATATCAATAAGCGCCGGTGCGGCTTGCCTGATTTTAATATCACGGCGGCGAACAGCGCGCCGTGCAAGTGGCCGATGGCGAAGATCACGTACCACCACGAGATTACCCTGCCGGGCATGACAGACGAGCAGGTGAAAGAAGCCTACGACATTGCGTTCTCGCAGTGGGCCAAGGTGTGCGACATCGACCCCACTCGCGTGGACACGCCGAATAAAGCAAACATTTACGCCAAGTCGGGTGTGGGTCGAGCAAACGGGTTAGATGACCGCGGCGGCACACTGGCGTGGAGCGAGCTGCCGTGCGGCGTGGCGGAGAACGTGCAGCTGGATCAGATGTTTGACGAGGCCGAGGCATGGAGCTTCAACATGGCCGTGGCGGTGATCTGCCACGAATTGGGCCACGCGCTGGGTTTGCCGCATTTGAGCAACGGCAACCTGATGGCGCCGTACTACGATCCGAACGTTACTGCGCCGCAGAAGGGCGACGTTGAGGAGATCGTAAAACTGTACGGCAAGCGGACCAAGCCGTACGCGATTACCCAAGACGCCTCATTGCGCGTCGGCGGCACTATTGTTATCAATGGCCGACCGTACGTGTTAGTTCCCAAGACGTGATACACTCAAGTAACCACTGTTTACGACTGGAGTTTTTATGACATCTTTTCAATTGCTCTGCGCTGCGTTGTTTGTACTGGCGGTGTTGGTTGTGTATCGGGCACAGCTTGCGGCGGTTGTCCGTGGCTTGTTTCGCAAGAAGTCCGACGTGCCCGCAGTGCAGCCGTCGATCGCCGTGAATCTGGTGAACGATATTGTGTCGGTGACTAACTTGCGCGACCGCTTGGCCGCCGAGGGCTGCACTGAAGGTGTTGACGCGTGCACTGTGTTGCTGCGCGTGATTGTCGAGTACCAGCAACCGTCAAAGGGTGTTGTATGACCACAAAAAATTCTGGCGGTGTGTTAGTTGTTCTGGCCGGTATTTTACTGGCGGTGTCGCTGCTGTTCCCCAACGGACCGACCGTTGTGCGGCCAACTGTGTCGCCGTCTGCGCCGGTAACTCCGCAGGCTACTGATTCGGAGATTGTAAAGCTTCTCGCCGAAGCCGACGCGGCCGACAAGCTGCGTATTCGCGACGTGTACTCGGCGCTGAGCGTGATTTTGAAGCGCGACGCTGGTACGCGGGTCACAACTACGGAGCAGTGGGCTGATCTACAAGCTAATACGTTGCGGCTTGCGATTGACCAGCCCGGCAAGTATCCGGGACTGGATCGGGCGATTGAGGCTGTGTTTCTGGCCAAGGTAGGCACGGATGACGTGGTGCCCGGTACGCCGGAAACACAGGCCAAGTTAATCGACGCGTGCGACACCATTGCGGCGTCCGCGCGATAGGAATTTTGAGATGGCTGATACAGTGATTCTTCTTGCAGCAAAAGTAGGTTATACGCTGTTTTTGTTGTGGTATTTGGTGTACATCGCGCTTGCCGTGTACGCCGCGCTCTATCGCGGCTTAAACATATTTGTAAGTGTGCCGGTAGGTTTGAGAGTCGTTTTACAAAGAGGTGAGACTATGGCGAATGTTCTGACATATCGTGTTTCTGTGAATGCCCCGGTTGACGGCGACGTCGTGTCGCGTGAGTTGACCGTGACGGTGAACGGCGTTGAGTCATCGGTGGTGACGGCTGCCGGGAATGCAACTGACCTTGGTTCTGTGGACGTGCCGCAAGATTCGCTCGTTGTGCTTTCTTTGGTCGACGTTGATGATTCCGGTAACAAGTCGGCGCCGGCGACGGTTGAGTTCGTTGCGCTCGACACGCTTGCCCCTGCGCAGCCCGGTGGTTTCAACGTGACACTGGTTAGCGAGAAGGTGGTGGATGACGCGCCGGTTGTTGAGGACGTCACACCTGAGACTGATACCACGAACGGTTGATCTACATGCCGGAGACATGCCATGGCCGCCAACGAGCATTTTTTTGAGAACGTCTATGACGTTGTGGCAGCGTATCAAACGGGCTTCGTGGGCGCATATAGCAGCCCCGAAGCTGCAGAAGCGTTGCGCGATCAGATCCAAGCCGCTGGTGGTATCCCCGACGGCGCCATGGCATGCTCGGCATATAAACTTGAGGAAACCGGCAAAGGCAAATTAAGCCTTCCGTTTCTTGAGATCCTGAAGCTCTATCCAGAGTCGTTGCCGGGTGGCGCGCAGGGCCGTGGCGATTGTGTTTCATGGTCGACGCGGAACGCCTGCTTGGGCACCATGTGCTGCGAAATTACCAGCGGCGTGCCCGATCCGAACAGCAATAAGTTAGAAGGCGCCCCGGAAGTTTCTGATACTGCGCGACTCAACGGCGTCCTCAGCACGGAAGCGATTTACAATTGGCGCCGGCACGGCGGGGACGGCTGGAGCTGCGCTGAAGCCGCCCAAGTAGTGCTGAATGATTCCGGCCTGTGGTTGCGCAAAAAGTACGATGAAATCGACGTCGACTTCACGCAGTACAGCTCGCGCAATGCCGGGATTTATGGCGGTAAAACGCCCCCGGAGTCGTGGCGCGAGATTGGTAAGAACCATCTTGTGCAAACTGTTACAGAAGTCGAAGAATACGAAGCGCTGCGTGATCTGTTAGCTAACGGGTACTGCGTGAGCAGCTGCGGCGGAGAAGGCTTCTCGTCGACACGTGACTTAAACGGCGTGAGTAATAGGCAGGGCGGGTGGGCCCACGCCCTCGCTTATCTGGCCGTGGACGACCGCGACGAAATTAAAAAGCTGTATAACGGCCCGCTCGTGATGGTCCAAAACAGCTGGGGTTCGTGGAATGACGGAAGTCGGCGCATCTTTGGCACGACAGTAGATATTCCGGTGGGTTCGTTCTGGGCTCGCTGGGCAGATATCAAAAACCGTTATATGATTGCCATCTCTGGCGTGAACGGCTGGCCGCCGAAGAAGCTTAAGAATTATGGCGCGCAGGGTAACATCTGAGCGCAACGTGGTGCAAAAAGCGTAAAAGGACAACACATGTTTGAATGGCTTATGCTTCTTTTGACTCCGTGGGTGCCCAATGCCACACCGCCCCAAAAAGACTATATCGGTGTGGTCGCTGCAGAGGCTGCTTACTCTGCTTTACTTTCTGGCACGACGCCGGTAAAGCCTGCGCCGGCAAAGCCGATTGACCCAAACTGCCCGACATGCCACGGCACGGGCAAGGTCAAGACGGGCGACGGAATTAGCTGGACCAAGTGCCCGAAGTGCCAAGCGGAAACGCAGCAAATGCAATCGCTGCCGCCCGGGACATCGCCCAAAATGAAGTTACAGGTGCAGCCGCTGCCGGCGGTAAAAAGCAGCAGCAATTGTCCGACAGGCCAGTGTCCGCTTTCCCGTACATAAGGGTGTTTTGTGTCTGATATTCAAGACAATTCCGGCAAGTGCTACAGTTATCGGGGTCTGAAGTTTTATGCCAAAAACGGGTTTATTTGCCTGCACGACGAAGAGACTGGTGAATTTTTCGTCCTGACCCGGAAAGAGTTTCTGCAGCGCGCGCAGGCTATTGGCGAAGAAGCCAAGCGGATGCGGTATATTGCCGCGGAAAACCCGAGTAAAGCCGCATGGCTTGCGGCGGATCGCGCTGATTTACAAAACGCGATTGATAACATGATCGCCTGCACCAAGGAAGCCAAAGAGCAGGGCGACCGGGATGACCCCGCTGTAGACGCGTGGTTTATGAGACATCGCCCGGGTCGAAAGAGTAAGATATCTTTGGCCAGCGCTGCTAACTTTAAGTCGGCAATGCCGGGCGCTTTACCACTTGGTAAGGACACCGGCAGGTACGCCACGCCTGACTTTACCGTTGGCGCGCCACCCAAGAAACTTATTCTGCCCGGAGATTATTGAAATGGATTTCAACAACGTTGACGAAAAAACAGCGTTCAAGATGGGCTTTTTGGCGCGTTGCTCTGAAGAGGGGCTGACCGGCGATGACCTCGACAGCCGTATTGAGTCAATTAAGCAGGCTGATCTTGCCAGTCTCTGGAACGGCGCCACGAATTTAGCTGGTGGAAGTGCCGGCTTCGCGCTCGGTTTGCCGGTGGCAGCCGGGCTGATTGGTGGCGGGTTGATCGGCACGGGCGCCGCGCACCTTACAGACCCAAAAATCGACGACGAGACGATCAAAGCGCAAGAATTGGCTAATACATATCGCGCTTATGCGAATCGGTTGCGTTCACGGAAGAAAGCACTGCAGTATCGTCCCGCGAGGTAATTGTGAGTCTGCGTAAATACCATGACGAGCTGGGCGGAGCCCAGCACGGAGATGCGCGTCTTCAGTGGCCCGGCACCCCAGACGGTTTTCCTGTTTTAAATAATCCGTTTGCCAAACAGGATTTAAAGCAGGACGAACTGGACAATATCGACCTGCGTTACGACTTTAAGTCGCGCATGTTCGAATTGTGGGATCCGGCGCACAAGGCGGATTTTGACGATGTAAATGATAAGATAGTGAACGGTTGGTACCGCCTGTTAAAGCGCGACAACCACTGGGACGAAGAGCACAAACATTTTATCGTATGGCTTGAATGGGCGCAGGTGTACGGCATGCTCCCGCCGAAGGTGTAAAATCATGGCTGAACAAACGACTAAAGCAGCAATGGACGATTTCAGCGACGACGCCGGCGGTGTGTTCCCCGCAGTGGCTAAGGCGCAAAGGCTGGGCCAGCCGAGCATGCTGGGCGAGTACAGCAACAGCTTCAAAAATATGTACGGCTTCCGCCCAGAAACGCCGTTTAAAGCTGTGGCTAATGCTGCATTAGATGCCGGCAAGTATCTCGGCAATCGGCTGGATAGCGCGACGGCGCCAGCCGGATACAAACCACCAGTAGATACAACGCGTACTGGCGCTGTGGTCGATCAAGCCACAGCGTTTGCGAAAGGGCTGGTATCTCCAGAAGCGCAACAGGCTGTCGCCAACTCGGGGCCTGTGAAAGCTATCGCTGGAACTATAAATGCCGTAACAGATTCGGCGCCGCCTGTTGCAGCGCCGCCTACTACGGCTTCGTCGGCCAGTGCGCCATTTGCTGGCGCGGCAGCGTCGCCCGGTAGCACGTTTGGCAAGAACTTGCTGTTAACCGGCGGGCTTGGGCTGGGCGCCGTAGGCACATACTACCTGTTAAATAAATTGCTGTCTGGTCGGCGCAAGCGGCAGCAACACCAAAGCGTATACGGGCCGCCAAAGTTTGCGTCTGCGGGCGACATTATGGGCACTATTCAAGACGCGGCCGGCAAAGCGACCGATTATGTCGGCGACAAAGTCAACGCCGGTTTGGGCGCTATAAATCTCGGCGACTGGACATCCCCGCATCCAGACGGGCTGAGGGCAGGCGTGGCGCAAAAAACTATGGGTATTGGCGGCGTAGCCGCTGGTTTGGGCGGCACATATTTACTTGCGCAATATCTGGCGAAACGGCAAAAGCGCCAAAGCGAAAAAGACGATATCGAAAACGCGCGCAACGAATATTTGGCCGCGTTAACCGGCGTCAAAGCCGCGGCGCTTGACGAAGCGTACGAAAAATACGCGTCGCTAGCTGACATTGTGCAGGGTATAAAGAATTTTGGGCAGGGTGCCGCCGATTTCGGCCAGAAGTTACCGGGACGTCTTCAGACCGTTGGAGAAGACTACGGCGCGTTAGCGGCGCTGTCTGGACTTACTGGCGCAGCCCTTGGCGGGACGTACATGTACAACAAGACGCGTAATAACTCGCTGAGCGCCAATGCGCTCAAGGCGCAAGCACTGAAGGCGCGGATGCGGTCGCTTCCCGGTACGTGGATCGACCCTGAAGAGCTGGTAAAGGTTAAACAAATGGCTCTGGCTAACAACGCTGCAGCCACGTAAACCGGGGCACAGTCATGGCCGAGCCTTTTTCCGCACCACCCCTGCCTGCCCTTACGCAGCCGCCGCAACCCTTACAGCCGCGTGCATTCGGCGACGTGGCTGGGATGCGTAAAAATATCTTTGAGCGGGCATTGTCCAGCGCGCAGGGTATCGAGCCGATCAAGAATGATCTGTACACGTTGCACCTGCAAGATGTGGGCTACGCCGGCCCTGAGATGTATGCGAAGGCTGACCAGAAGAAAGCTGTGCTGACGCGCGGCTCGCTAGCGCGCAAGATGCAGGGCACGTGGACGCTCATTGATAACAAAACCAATCAGCCTGTTGCGCAGCGCCGGGCCACGATTGCCAATGTGCCGTATCTTACAGACTCCGGCACGTTTGTGAACAAGGGCGTTGAGTACACGTTGGCCCACCAGATGCGCCTACGCCCGGGCGTGTTTACCCGCGAGAAAGAGAACGGCGAGCTGGAAGCGCACGTCAATACGCTTCCCGGTAAAGGTCGTTCACATAGGTATTATCTCGACCCGCAAACAGGTGTGTTCAAGATCCAGATTGGCCAAGCGCAGATTCCGCTTATGCCCCTGTTGCGCCACATGGGCGTGCCCGAGCAAGCCATGCGGCAGGCGTGGGGCAACGAGATCACGGCTGTCAACATGGAGAAGGGCGACGCGGGCACGCTGGATAAGCTGTATCAACGGCTTGTGAATAAACCAATCGCGGGCGCCACAGCTGAAGAAAAAGCCAAAGCTATTAACGAGGAGTTCGCCAAGACCGAACTAGACGAAGACGTTACCCGACGCACACTTGGCACGTCGCACAAGCACATGACGCCCGACACGATTCTGGCGATCACCAAGAAGCTCATCGCGGTCAATCGCAAAGAAGCCGAATCAGACGACCGTGATAGCATGGCTTTTCAATCAGTACATGGTCCTGAAGATCTGCTGGCCGAGCGCTTCACGAAAGACAAGAAGAACCTGCGGCAGCTCCTCTGGAAAGCCACGGCCAAGAAGTCACTAGACCATATTCCCAGCGGCGTATTTAACAAAGCTATCAGTGCCGCGCTGATCGGGTCTGGGCTGGGTTCAAGTCTGGAAGAAATTAACCCGGCTGAGATTTTTGATCACCAAACGCGCGTGACACGACTGGGCGAAGGCGGCATTGGTAGCTTGGATTCGGTACCGGCTGAGTCGCGTAGCGTCCAGCCAAGCCATCTGGGCTTTATTGACTACTTGCGCACGCCGGAGTGTTATGACGCTGAAACTGAAGTGATGACGCGTAGCGGGTGGAAAAAATGGCCAGATGTAACAGACGCTGACGAGTTTGCTTGCTTAAACGCCGCCGGTGTGTTGTCATTCCACGTCGCAGAAAAACTACACGCCGCGCATTACGCCGGAATAATGTACGGCGGCAACACAGGTAAAATAAATTATCTGGTTACGCCAAATCATCGCATGTATACGCGACCGTTGTACGCCGGCGCCGCGTATCGAATAGAGCTTGCGCCGCATATGCATTTAAAGTTTCGTGGCGTTCTATCCGGCGGCTTTGATGCGTACGAAGGCGACGCAGTAACTACATTTGCTGTGCCGCAACCAGAGTACACCAGCAATAATCGGGCCGTAGTTGACGCAGTCGATATTGCCGATTGGGCTGAATTACTAGGTTGGTATTTAGGTGAAGGCAATTGCGTATATCGGCCGGATACGGCGCAATATCACGTAAAAATAACGCAGTGCCAGAAACACAACCCAGAAAATTGCGATCAAATTCGGGCGCTTTTAAACAAATTGCCGTTTAAGTGGGGTTATCACGGCAAAGCGTTTACTATTGCCACAAAACAAGTTGCTGCGTATTTCAAGCAATTTAACGGCAGCCCCAAGCGCTGGATTCCCGACGTTTTTTTTCGCGCGCCCAGTAATGCCCGTTTTCGGTTGTTTGACGCGCTGATGAAAAGCGAGGGCCGCAAAAACAAACAGGGCGAGCGCACATGTTTTTGCACATCAAGTCAGCAACTTGCTCGCGATTTTGAGCGGTTAGCGTTTGGGCTCGGGTATTCGTCGCGCACTGTGTTTGAAAAAGACAGTCGGCCGCACTCATCGACAGGTGGCTGCTGGATTGTGCATGTGCATAAACAAAATAGCCATCAGGTTTTACCGCGGGCGGCACGAGACGGGCGTTGTCACTATTTCACACAGCAGTATTCCGGCATGGTGTACTGCGCCACGGTACCGGGCGGTTTGTTGTACGTTCGGCGGCACGGCAATTGCGGTTTTTGGTGCGGTAACAGCGGCAAGGTCGGTGTTGACATGCGCTTTGCCGGCGGCGCAATGAAGGGCCAAGACGGCAAGATTTATACGCCCGTGGTCGACACCAAGACAGGCCAGA